GTCATCTAGACTTAGAGGCAATACAGAGACCAGTATAACAAACACAGGTGGAGGCGTAACTATGCAGAACACCATTAATGGTGATCAGTACACGGTTACGAACACTACCTATCCGACAAGCAGCAATTCTGTTGCTAGTCGTGGTTTCAGTTGGATCGCTGATCAAACTGGACCCAATGTTAATAGGAGAACAAAGACAGTAGGTCACCTGAAGTATCATCATAATTTTTATGATTCTACTTCTATTAGTGAATACGTCGTTCCAACCCTCGGAGGACATGTGGCCACAGGGCCTAATGTCTACTCCTGGAGTTGGGGCTCTCCTGGCGATTTGATTAACGGGGGTAACCTCGAAAATCAGTTCGCTTGGTCGTTCCCAAAAAGCGTTCCCGCCCTACTACGGAAGGCAATGGATAAGTTCTATAATACTACGGTAGCCGAAGGGCTACTTAATGCTATAGAAGCTCCACAGTTCCGTGACTCCCTTGCAGGCCTTTCAAGGTATGCAGAGGAGCGTAGGAGGTACATTAACAGGCATGACGGAGAAGAGCCTTTCGGCAAACTTCTTAATCAGATTCCTGGAGCGTACCTAGGTTATGCGTTTGGAATTGCACCCCTGATTGCGGATATGATCACGATCACGAAGGCTGCTAAGACACTTAAGTCTGATATGCAGCGATACGTGGAGGATTATAAGAAGCCTATTACGGCTACCGCTCAGTCACACGGGACTATTAGTATTCATCCCGGGTTTTCTGGAGCAGGGTACAATACCAATGGGTCAAACGGCTGGTGGACTCCCAAAATTGTGAGTCAATCTGCTGTTAGAACCGTTGGAGTAAAAGGTCACAGAGCGCCTACGGCTAAGAGTGATCAGGCTAAAAAGCTTGATTACGTGTTAGACCGCTTTGTGGCGTCCGGACCAGTGAGCTTAGCTTGGGAACTTGTTCCATTTAGCTTCGTTCTAGACTGGTTTGTCGATCTCTCGGCGGTAATCGGTACTGTGGATAACTTCCTTATGGGAAGACCCCGCAATATCGAGGACTGCTGGTGGTCGGAGAAATTTGTCTTTGATACCGATATTGTACATAAAGATGTACGATCCGGTAGTCATTGGGTTTCTACGTCCCACGATGGAGTTACGATAGCTGACGGTCATATTGAGTACTATCACCGGTTCTACTTGGATCCTGTAATAACTATAGGAGCAAGTAACAGGTTCGGAAAAAAGCAGGCTACACTCAGTGCAGCATTGCTCTACCAACAGGTAGCGAATCTGGTTAAGGCATTCAGAACGCCTTAACGCAGCATAGTAGTAATACTATGCGTTTCGTTAGTTCCAGTAAACAACATAAATATGAATACCAACCTAACGGTTGATACCTTGTCGTTCAATCAGGTTTTCAGCGATAAAGCTGGAAGCCTCCGACGTGAAGTCTCTCGAGGGCCTAATATCCCAACTGAGATGAAGGTCGCGCATACAGATTACGTAGACTCCTCAACAAAGTTGAAGGGTAAGCGTAGCCTGTTGCGGTTTGACAGGTACATCGAGCTGGCGGACAATACAATTGCTCCGATCAGCGCATACGTCGTGGTTACGCATCCCACCGATAGTGCTGTCACAAGTGCTGACATCCTTGCGGTTGTCGGGCACTTGCTTAACACGTTATCGACGGGTGGCACTGGCCTCGATTTGGATGATGAAATCTTTGTGAATAAGGAGCAATAAGCTCCCTCACCCCGAAATCATTACCACAACTCGATAAAGCAACAACAGTTGCTTCTGGGGGCTATGCCTCTTGAAGTGACAATAAACTAGTATATACATGAATATTGACATCAAAAGAGTAATAGTTATTCCACGTAAGTATCTTCAGGACTATGGCACAAAAGGCTACTGCGTCCGATTAAGGACGTCAGTAGCTCTTTCACTAGATCTTCAAGACCTAGACCATGTTCCGAAGGGATACGAACGTAAAATCGAAGTATTCCTGATTAGACCAAGCGCTAACGTACGAGTGAATAGAAGTTCACTTGCTATGATAACGTGGGGTCGACTCCAAGAATTCTTCTACCCAGACCAGTTGGGCCTTGTCCTTGGTGAGACTGATGGTGTTAAAACCCTCTATCTCCTCAATGGATAAGAACCACAAGCAACCAGACGTACTGAATATTCATATGACAATGCTAATTAAAGCATATCAACGCCTGCTAGTAGACATTCGAGATCTTTCGGGGGTTCCAATAGGTGCCCCTGATGAGATTACGTATGAGTGGGTCCTTAAAGAAGGGCCTAAACTAGAGAAGCAGTGTCTGGCCTATATCGAAGGTCGCGAGCTTGAACAGCCCGTGTTCCCGGAGTGGTTAAAACCACTTTGGGACGCGTTCATCCTTAAAAAGGATGGACGTCTTCTTCGTTTGGTCAGGCAATCGCTTCTGTTCTGCTATAAAGCCGAGTATGAACCAACATATGAACAACTCAAAGAAGCGCAAGCTTCATTTGAAGAAACTGATAGTTGTTGTGGGGTTTGGACTGGTGCTTTCAAAAGTACCGGTCCTAGCTCCTTACTACGATCAGCTCGTCGAATCGTCGGTCGGGTTATTTACCGAATCGACTGGAAAGAAATAGAGCCTAGTCACGGGCCTGGGGCAGTTTATCCCCCATGTAAACCGGATGAGAAAACTCGTTTCTTAACATTGTATCAGTCAATTCAAGAAAACTACCCCTACGATCAATACCTATGGTCCCTTCCCAGTTACTGGGATGAGATTATGGTGAAGGAAAGTAAGGGCAGGATTCGAGAAGCCACTGATATAGTCGCAAAGCTAGTTGCGGTCCCTAAAGATTCTCGAGGACCACGCATAATATGCGTGCATCCGAAGGAAGCAATATGGATTCAACAGGGTCAGCGACTCAAGCTTGAGGCTGCAATCAATTCGTCCCCTATCACTAGGGGACGTATTAACTTCACGGATCAAACCGTGAACGGGTTGCTCGCTAAGTCTTCTTCAGAAACCGGGAGTCTTGCGACTCTCGATCTGAAGGAGGCAAGCGATAGGATATCTTGCGAACTCGTAGAGTACCTATTCGGTACCTACGTGTACAACTTGATATCTTGTGCACGTGCTAATAAGGTCAAGCTACTGGATGGACGGGTCATAGTGCTAGAGAAGTGGGCTCCTATGGGAAATTGTTTAACATTTCCTGTTCAGAGCCTGATATTCTTTAGCGTGGTTCAAGCTGGCATACGATCTCGTTATGGCGTGAGCTGTAATGACATCTATGTCTTTGGTGACGATATCTTGTTTCCTTCAATATACTACGATGGAGTTGTAGCCGCCCTATCTTCAATTGGCTGTGTGCCAAATGTTGGTAAGACGTTCTACAGGGGACTCTTCCGAGAGTCTTGCGGCGTCGATGCCTATAATGGCATTGATGTGACGCCCCTTCGTATGAAGAAAACAAGTGTTATTGCCCCTCAAGATGCTCTAGCTACTGTCGATCTGGCTAAACGCCTACGTCGACAAGGGTTTGAGCATTGTTCCTCGTTCTTATATTCCAGTGTTTCACAGCATTATGGAAAGTTGCCTTTATGCAACGATCCTGATGCTGCTGGATTAGTGGAATATGTTGATCGCGACTTAGGGTGGTTGATGCTAAATGAGCCAAAATTGCGTTATAGCAATAAGGTTCACCAACATCAAGTACCTTGTCGTCATGTTCTTGGAGCTACTGTTAGCTCTGAATCAGGTGATTGGTATCACCTACATGATTCACTGCGTGGCATATCCCGTAAGGGAGAAGTCATCAGTGATAGGGGAACTGAGTATCCTGTTCCATACAGGACACGGCTGACATATGGATGGGCTGACTGTCTTTGGCCAGTAACGAAATTTAATTATTTCGGGACTAGTCAGAGGTAGATCACGCAAATCGTTCTATAATAGCAAAATCGGCGGAAGCTAGCCCTCAAGCGCCTCACGGCGCAAGGGGGGCTACCGCCAACTACTATCTAGAACAACTGAG